TTGTACAGTTTAGAACTCCTGCCCTGATTGCGGCCAACACAGCAGGTGCCCTAAACATTGTGGGCAGTGCTGATGGTTCGTATCAGCCGGTGTACAACACTGGAAGCATGGTTCATGTGACAGGCAACGATGGTGTGTCATGCAGAACCACGCTCGACACGTTTGGCACAGGCGCCGCAGTACAGTCATCAATAGTAATGCGACTGGCTCGTGGCACAGCGGCTGCGCCTACAGCAGTACAGTCTGGTGATATCTTAGCACGAATAACTGGTTCAGGATTTGGCAATGCTTCTCAGTATGTGTTGGCCGCAGGCAACATTGGAACCTTGGGAATTGACTTTGTGGCCTTGGAAAACTATACCACTGCTAACGCAGGTAGTTCTATGAAGTTTTACACATCACCAATTGGTAGCGTAACCAAAACGCTGAGTGCCAACGTCACTGCCAACGTTACAACATTCCCGGCTACCGTGAGTGCTACAGGCAACGTTCTTACCAGTGCAGGTAATTTGTTGATCACAGGCGGCTCAGGTGGACTAGGGTACTCCACTGGTGCGGGTGGTGCAGTCAGTCAGACCGGTAACAAGAGTACTGGGGTCACACTCAACAAACAGACTGGTGAGATCACCATGCAAAACACCAACTTGGCAGCAAGCACCACGGTGAGTTTTACACTTACTAACTCAACCATTGCTGCAAAAGATCTAATGGTGATTAACGTAGTAGGCGGCGCTACCCCAGGTGCCTACACTATTGACGTCAACTGCTCAGCCGGATCTGCTGTGATTACAATTCGCAACGTGACTCTTGGCACATTAGGCGAAGCTATTGTGTTGCGCTATGCTGTGATCAAAGGCGCTGTGGCTTAATTTGATTTAATCTGCCCCAGCAGTTGTTTTAGTTTTGCACTTTGAACATCTGCTGTGACTTTGCCTGTGTCCTGTGGTGGTTTTTCCCAGGCAGGAGTTCCTGTAGCCCGTTCCCATGGTGGAGATGATTCACCATCACTTCCGGTATCAGCAGTCTTGACCTGGCTCTTGGCTTTGATTGAGTCCATGATACTGCTTTGAGGTCTGTTGTATCCAGTTCCCTCGTCTCCGCCTTCATCAGTAATGCGCATGGTTTCAATGTTGTACTCCAAATCAATCTTTTGACCAACGCCGGTCGAGCTTCGAGACTTCATACATTGTATCTGATACTTGCCACGCTCTTTCATGGCACGTGACGTAAAAATACCAAACACGTTATCTGCTGTGTTAATTTTAGAGATACCGCCCGAGATATGCGAGTGATCAAATTCAATTTCTTCTACCGCACTACGGTTCAACTGGCTTGCAGTAACCATTAGCACTGCCAGTTCTTTGGCCAAGTTGCGTAGTTCTTCACTCACATACTTGTCTTTCACAAACAAGTCATTGGGTGACACCTTGGCACTAACAGGCATCAACAGGTCCAAGTAGTCAATCATCACAAAGTCCACTTTCTTGCCTGTTTGAATTTGATACTCTTTCAAATAAGCACGAATGTCATTGATGTTGCTCTGCGCCGGCAAACCTTTCACTTGATAGTTGCCGGACTTTTTGGCCACCAGTTTGACCTTGAGTTCAGTTGTGTCCATGTCACGTCGGATGTCCTTGGTGCTCATGTTAGTCAACATGGCATCAGTTCGCAAACTTGTGAGTTCTTCACTAAGTTCCAGTGTAATGTACACACCTGATAATCCTTGTTGTAGCCAGTTTAGCGCAATGTTCATCATCACAAGTGACTTACCTGAGCCCGAACCTCCAGCAAAGATGTTTAGTTCACCACGACTGAATCCACCATACAGCAATCTATCCAGTTGCGGCCAACCTGTGCTTACTTGCCCGCCCGAGTTGAAGTATTTCTCAATGCGAGCTTTAGGATCAGCAAAGTAATCCGTGCCCATGTCTTTAGTGAGTGATATCTGTACTGCATCTTTGATGAGTTTTTCAACGGGTTCAAATTCGCCTTTCTCCAGCAAGTCTGCTGACTTCAAAATAGCACGTTCAAGTTCTTGACGTCGGGTAAATGCTTCAAACTCGCCCATGAACCAGTCAAAGTGACCTTCGTTCAAGTCCGGCACTGGTGCAAGTTTAACCCCTGTGGTTGCAGAAATCTGTTGCCTGTCAGGCATGGTCTTGTGTTTGTCTGAATGTTCTTTGATAAACTCAGCCGCTGACCTCAAACTCCGGTCAAAGTTTTGTGGGTTGTAGATGTTTTGAACACGCACATAACTTGTGGCGTCTTCCAACATCATCTCTAGAAATAGTCTTTGGACATCAAGTCCGTATTCTTTTAACAAAGTTTGTCCTTTATGCTTGTTTCAAAAAAATGTCGGTTACCAGCAGGTCCGTGATGCCCGTGCCATCCAAAATTGTCATAATCTGCTGGCCGGTTGATGTTCAAGTTAACATCATACATGGAGCCATCAAATATTTTACATCTGTTGTGAGCTACACAATAATCTAGTATGTATTGACTTGGTCCCCAGTGATTGTTTGGATCTAAATTTTTACTGAGATTTACAACAATGTAGTTAGCGTTGCAAGAATCCAACCACTTGGTTATTAAAAATATCTGTCGCAAAACCTGGGTTTCAATCCAACTACGATCACTGATCAACACTGACAATCGATCAAGTTCCTTGTACTGTAAATTTATCAATCCATGATGGCTTGTGACATTACTGGGTTGTGCTTGCCACGTTTTTGTATCAAATACAGAACTTACCAGTGCTGTGTCTTTGTAATCGTCAAATACAGTGATCCTTTCCAACGGCGGCAGGCCAATGACAAAAAAGTCTTGATCAAAGTTGTATCTTTGCTGTTCACCTATTAGCATTTGACACACACTGTCAAAACTTATTTTGGATCTGCTGCAGTTAATCACCGTGTCAACACCCAACGTAGAAGCAGTTAACCCCCAAAAACTTTCTTGTGGAGAAACACAAACATCCGGCGTACTATAACTGTCACCAAACACCCAAAGCCTATTGTATTCTTTTGACAAGTTGTCGTTTCCTTATCTCTATTTTGATTTTACTAGTTTCTCTTGCGGCCATAATAGTTAGCAAGGCCCCTAGGCGACCTAGTTTTATTACAGCGTCGTTGACATCTTTACAACCCTCAGGCCATTCAGGTATGCTCACTGCCCATCCCAGTTCCACAGCACGGTCAATCAGTTCTACACCGGCTGTGTCTTGATCTGGTACCACAGTTACTTCACGTCCAAGACTGCGAATTAATCTTGCTTGTGCGTCACTGATGGTATTGTGCATCACAGCAAGTCCGCCAATTGAAAGTGCATCAAATATGCCTTCCGTCACTAGCACATGTTGCCAGTTGGCATGTTGTAGATCTGTACCAAACACATAGCCCGGTTGTGAGTGATTGATGTACCGGGGCTGTTTGTCATCCAAGAATCTAGCAGTCCACCCAACTACCCGATTGTCGTAGGTAAATGGGACTAACACAAACGGCCTAACCCAATGAACTCCATCAGTTTTGATTGATGTCATTATGGGAAAGTCTTCTGGTACACCTCGTTTACGAATGTAATCCCAGTACAAAGGAAACTCAGGTGTGACCACTTCTGCGTAAGGCGGGAAGTCATCTGCTTCTTCAAACTCAATAGTACTGAGTGCGTTGAATGTCCGTTGTCGATCTTCTAGTATGCCGTGTATACTACGGTGGCGTAGGCTTTCAAGATTGAGCATGTCAATCTCGTTATCTGGCACACCCATCCATCCTAATAATCGTCGGGCTTTGAAACTAACAGTTCTCCCCAGAATGAAACTGGCTGTGTATGCGCAGTTGAAGCAATGGTAACTCCAACCCGATTCGGTTGCTTTGATACCGCCACGCCCACGCTTGTCTGCGCTGTTACCATTATGAGTGCAACATACTGCATTGAAACTCAGCCAGCCCTGTGGACTGGGTTTTCTTTTTGCAGGTAGGTAAGCAAGGATGTCTAGCATCTGTTGATTATAACAGATTTATCGCACTAGATCAACGATATTGAACGTTTTCAATCTTGCCGTTTGTGAATATTGCAGTTGCGGCAATTGAACCTTGGAATTGTAGTGGCACGTACCCAGAACCACCGTTAAGGATGGTCACTCCGGCAATTACTCCTGCATCACTGATAGTACACACTGCTTCGGCGCCCGAACCGTTGCCCAAAATTTGAATGTACGGTGGTCCAACATAGTTGTAACCTGCGTTGGTTATACTGATTCCTGTGACCACACCGTCGGTTACTTGAACATTACCGCTGGCACCATAACCCACTGAGTTGTTGAGAGCCAAGCGTAACAATGGATGGAACCCAACAATGTTAAAATAGTCACTTACTGTTGCCCCAGAATACTCACGAGTTTCACTTACATTGTACCAAACGGATTCATAATTTTGTGCGGCTTGTATTTTGACTGTGCCTGTGTAGCCCACAAGATCAAACTTGACTGTGGTAAAACTAGACCCATTGGTTGGTATAAAGCTGGAATAAAATTCAGTCATTTGAATTGAATTTTGCGGTTGTGGTGTAAGTGCCCAGTCAGGAAATTGTGTAGGAGCGGTGCCCACAAAGTTATTTTTACCATACATGTCCGGAACTGTGCATTCTGCGCTGGGTACAAACTGTGGCAGGATTGAGTCAACAATGTTGCAATCTGCTCGGGCCTGTGAGTTGGCATCTACATAAGCGGCTTGTACATAGTTTCCTGCTGAGCGTTGTATGCTGTAACTGGCCGGTTGTGCCTGGATATTGATAGTATCTTCTGTGTTGAGAACTACCTTGACACGACCCAGAGCAGAGCTCAGGATTTCCATATCTTTGGTGATCAACAGTTCGTCGCCAGTTTGATTCACCACACGGAACACAAATGTGCTGCCTGCAATGTTTACAGGTTTCTCATCTTGATTGATAAATTCAAAGAGTAAAACATTGTCTACTCCCTTGTTAATTGTTAGTTGTTTTGCATACACTGGGTCGTACCTCGCTGTAAAGTATCCGCCACTGGTGTCTATCAAAAGTACCCGGACGATTTGTTGGTATAAGTAAACGGTGGTTGAATACATAGGATCCTCGAAACAGTATTTATGGGTAATAATATTTTTGAAAAGCTAACGGAGAAGTATCCCTTTATCACATTGTGCTTGTACGCAAATGTGGAATATGTAGGTGTGGTACAAAACAGAGACGACGTTGTCACCACTATCTACGACTTTGGTGCTGTACAAACACAGGAAGATAAGGTGCTGTTCTTAGAACTTGCCAGCACCTGGTGGTGGGAAAGCAATCGTAGCATACCTATAAACATATTTCTACGCAGAGATTGGGAACAATTCCGCCCCACTCTTCGTACTTTTGTCAACAAAGACTTAGAAATTTTGCACGGGCCTACTTGCAGTTTGCTGGACATAGTGCGCAGAAAAGGCAAGAGAAAGTCAATTACGCTGGTGCGTCGGATTGATTAAGCAAGTTCATGTGTAGTGCTACCAGGGCCGCGTAGGAAACTGCGTGGCTTTTCTTAAATGTGTAGCCCTTTGATTCGTCCCCGTCCCATACACTAGCAAATACTTCTGGCCAGGGCTGTGTTTGTAAATGTGCCTTGCCTGGGCGAATAATAGAGATAAACGCCGCCATCCTGGGTATTGAATCTGGTTTCATTACTCGTAGCAAATCTGTATAATTGCCCACATGTACTAGTTGGCTGGCCCAAGCATGATCGGTCCATAGTCGCTCCCAGGGCGGGCTGGTTGTGAACATCTCTTTGTAGTGTGCAGGATCACGGATCAACTGATACACACTCATGTTCAAAAAGTCCAGTTTAAAATAACCACGCTGTTCTGCTTCTTCGTAATCTATGGCGGCGCACTGATTGACAGGATCCCGAGGAATGTCTGTTACATAGATTCCTGAGTTGTGCCGGCGTCCATTGCTTTGTCGTGCAGGAACATGCTGAATTAATTTCAGCGCATCATCTCTGTTGGCAAAGTCAATGTCAATGTCTGCGCTCATTACCATCCTGCCTTGTTCAATATATCTTTCACATACTCTTGATCCGCTGGGTAATTTGTGAATTTCTTTTGCCAAGCGTCACTATCGATGTAGGGCCATACCATGGCCACTTGTTCTGTGCTGAGTTCGCTTAGAAACTTTTGTCCTGATTCTGAATTGTAAATCACCCAAGGACTTATACGTCCGGCTGTAACAGCATAACATAGACTATTGGTGTTGCCATAACGCATCCAATCATGTGGGGGATTGCCTGTTTCTTCTGCCCAACGTATGCTGTGTTCTATTGCTCGAGCCAGTGCATCATCCACTGCTTCCACACGCAGGTATTCAATCAAGTATTCAGTGTAGACTTTGTCACTGCACCAATTGTCAATCTTCTTTTGTGCTTTCAGTAACCAGGTCATAAAACGTGCAGGAGCAATCACATGAGTGTTTACACAATAGTTTCCAAACTTGACAAATGCTCTGTAATAAGGGCTGTCACAAAAGTCATCGTGTGTTTTGTTTTTGGCCGATCCTTGCATGGTTTCATAAAACTTGATGTATGCTTGGAATCCCATACGCACCCCTGCTTCGTCTCGAGCAAGTCGTCGGCGTTTGGGTTCACACATGTGAACGGCTATTGACGTTTCTCTAGAAAACGTTTTCTTGCAATAATCGCATACAAAACTCATGCTAACAGTTTACGCTCTTGAATGTAGTTTGTCAAATATTCATTTAGTTTTTGGTGATGTCCAATTGCGGCATGTGTCATGTCCGGTGGAACATAAGGTGCACCTGGACCATAGTCTTTGGGCTGGACTCCCTGTTCAGCTTGCCAGACAGTGGCACGCCAGCCAAACTTGCCCACGATTTCGGGTTGATCAAATAATGATAATCTGGGGTCTGATAAGAAATCTAAGTATAGGTTGTCTGCTTGTTGAAACATCAGCACACGGTGTCCGCGACTTTGCAAGTCGGCAATGGTGGCCAACATGCGATACATCAAATCTTCTATGCGATCCAACACAGAGTATACTTCACTTTTGAGTTTGGTTTCTACAAATTGATCTGAATCTGCTTGTGTCCAGTCATACTGCCAACGAGATTTAAACTCTTGATTTTGCGGATTGACCCAACGCCCTTCAAAGTCATTTAGTTGTTCACATATGGGAATTTCTAATCTTGACAAAAATGTCATGCCTAGCACATACAGTGTTGGCGGTGCTGTGTAACTGTGTTTGAGTGTGGTCCTTAGTATGCGACTGTTTGCGCTACCACCTATGGCAAGACTCACAGGGCAGTCTAGCGCCAGCTGCTGAGCCAAATCAACATGCCCTTGACCCACAGCATACGATTCCATATAACTGCAACCGTTGACCACTAGGTTCATTTTTTGTCCTGGCCAGCACGACGATTGTATTCGTCAATTTCTTTCTGGGTAGTGATCTCGCACATTACATCAATTTCATCATCTTTGTATGTGGGGTATATGGCCATTAGGGCTTTGCGTTTGCCACTGAGCCCTGCTTCCTTTTTCTTGGGGGCTATCCAAGGATGCCTTGGTGTGCCCAAGTCTGGACTCACACTGGTGGCCATGAGCCAATGTAGTTTGGGGTGCTTGCTAACGTCAAAGAAGTGCTTGTTTAGTCGTTCGTTGCAACTGATGACATAAAACTCTTGTAGTTCTCTTGAGCCTTCCACTGAGGAGCCCCAACGTATCATGAGATAGTTTGAAAACTTTTTCTTTTCTTCTGCGGTGAGTTCGTCGTAGAATGATCTGTTCTTGCGGTCAAACTGTCGCATCTCATTGGCAATGTTTAGTTTGTCACTCATCTGTTTTGCTTAGTTTATAGATTACTATAGCACGTTCCAGGGCATCTTGTAAAGTGGGATTGGTCTTTGCGGCTCTACGTATCTCACCCCACATCTTGTTTTCCTGTATGTGATCGCGTAAGGGTCTACCATCTGCTGTTCTTGAATCGTAGTCTATTTTGTGACCGTTAATGGGATCATATTCGGCCCCGGACTCGTATCCTACCACCTGACGTGTGCTGGGATCAGCACCTGACTCACGTGCATATATGATACCTTCAGCACGTTCGTAAATGTAAGTGGCACCAGGTTTGAGATTTCCCATCAGTGATTACGCTTTCCATCAAACACACAGTTAAACAACAGGTGCATTTCTCCGTCGTTGATTACTCTGTGAAATGCTCCGTCGGGCACAAGAATAATATCACCTGACGCCACACGAAATTTTTCGTCGTCAACGATCATCATGCCAGTACCCTGTACAAAAAAGTAGACTTCTTCTTGACCAGGATGACTATGTCCACGTGTGGCCTGCCCGCGATACAGTTTGGTGGAACTCAACACAAGATTGTTCAGAGTCCGATTATCCTTCAGCACATAGGTTTCGTTGTCTTTGACGATTTCGCCGCCAATGTCATAATTGTCGTATTTGAGTTTCATTACCAAGCTAGATTGTAGTTGACGATTTCACAGTTGCGACTGACGTCTTTCACAAAATACACACAGTCAGGTTCTGGTTCATCGTTTAAGGGCACGGCCAACATTTGACCGTTCTTGAGTTTAGGTGCGTACCAGTTGACTTCATGATACACATCTAGGATTTCAATATCCGGGAAACTGGGTCTATAACTGCTTAGTGGATTGAATTGAAACACCTTGAACCCTCTGTCGTTGATTGAGGTCAGGGGTAGCACTTCTAGGTCACCGATGTCGGGCTCTCCAATCAAGATCTGCCAGTCCATGGGCATTTTGATTGTTTGTGTTCCGATACGCAACACCAAGGCAGGTGCATTGAACGATTCTAAAAAGATCAAGGGAATAAAGTGATAGTCTGGGTCTGCTGGATTTGAGTTGTCAAGTATGGCAAAACGCATGTCATCCACTTCCTCGGGCAAGTGGTTTAGATCGTAATAGGTGTTGTCTAGAGTTAATATTCGCATGTTGTTATAATACAGTATTTGTTACACAATGTCAAGCATTTGATAGTTTTTGTATTTCCATATGCACAGCATCTGCTACCGTTTGTTGGGTGGCTTGATCTGTGTGAAAAGGGCGATCGTCATCATGATCTGGGTGCATGATATAAGTATCACCCACCATCTTGCCCTTCATCTGATAATCAAACATGGGTCGACCCAGTGACTGTTTCATGTCTATGGGAACTATTCCTGCTTTTTCTGCTTGATGATGCCAGTGTGCCAGGATCCAAGAGTCAACTTCTTGGTACAATTCTTCATTGAAAAAATATTTGAAATGGTATTCAATGGCCTTGTGTTGGTCTTTAGTGAGTATCAAGGTGGGATTGTTTTCAAGACCCTGAGGTACTGTACTCAGTATGGGTGCATCATTGTCCGGTGTTGGTATTCCATTTGAAGATGTGCATCTAGGGTTGTGTCCCACATAAGTGGTGTAAGAACTTTCATCATCTTTAAATGGATATATGAAATTTTTTAATCCTTTTTCAACTTGAAAGTTGTCATTGATCATCAAGTTCAGTCTGTAACTCCAGGTGTTATGATACAATAAAAATTTACATCCAATTTCAATTGCCTGTCTCATCTGCCAGGCAATGCCAAGATTGGTCATGGAACTTCTAGCCAGGCACAGCACTGAATATCCATATTGATCTTGCAATATTTGACTGTAATGATCTCTGGTGTTGCTACGCGGATTACCAGTTTTGGTTGCTGAACTAAAACTGTCTCCACATACTACAATATCAAATTCTTTTTTCAACACCAATCCTCGGTAAGCTCCAACAGCGTATTTAAAAATCCATCATGGGCTGCTTGGTCGTTGTGTGTGACACTGCGATCCCAATCAAACGCACCATTTGGCATCTGACAAGGAAGACGATCTGATGGCCATACTTTTTGTACCCAGGACCAATCCATGCCGCCTAGGCCGTGTGGTATGTACAAAAAAGGTATTTGATGATATTGAAGTTTACGCAATCCGTCGGATATGACAAAATAATTTTCTTGGCGCTTCAAATTGTTGTCATACAAATCTGCCACATAGTTTTTGATTGCTGTGCGTTGTTGATCACTCAACATGTTTTCGTGTTTTTTATTAAGTAAATTTTCTATCACATCACTCACAACCAGTGGGTTTTTATATTTGATGTTAAATTCACTCACGCTACGATATCCTGTGTACAAGATATTGTTTAGTTTAAGCCAGCCGTATGTAGGAGAGGCCTGTGGTGCTACTATGTCCATTCTTGGAGGAGTTGTTGGTGCCACTATGTCCATTCTATCACTGGAGGTACAACCTACTATTACAAAATCAGCACCTCGGTCAATAGCGTTGTCAATTTGTAGTCGTATAGCAAAACACGTGGCCGCAGCACGAGCTAGACTAATGTGTTGAAAATTTTTATGTTCAGCGTACAGTTGCAAAAAACTTTTGATTTCACCAGGTGGCGAATCAAGGCTTAGATAACTGTCGCCGCAGGTTACTAATTTTTTCATTTCAATTCCGTGTGTCATGCGATCTTCATCCACTCTAGTTTCTCTGCTGAGAAAGGATAGTTGGCTTCTCGGTAGAACTGTTTGCGTTTGGTCAGGTGTCGCTTGGCGAACTTGCAGGTGCTGGTGATGTCCCAAATTTGCACATGATCTTTGTCCTCTGCTTTTCGGATGCCCCTACCAATACTTTGGATAACCCTAACAAAGCTCTTACCGGGCTCAATAAGCACCAGATTAAAGATTCGCGGTATGTTAATTCCAACCGCTGCCACACCGTAAGTGGCCACAATAATTTTTCCTGTTGAGTCTGCAATTTGATCATATTCTTCTTGCCTTTTTGTTCCTTTTGTTGCGCCCGACACAAACACTGCTTTGTCCCCTAGACGTGCAACCAATTCATTGCCAGCGGCAACTCTGTCTACCAGTACCAAGGTGTTGCCTGTTTCGTTTACCTTACGGATCAGTTCTGCCATGGTGTCTAGTCGGCCTGACTCTTCCAGCAAGTACTTTAGTTCGCTTTGATACTCTTTGTATTCCACATGGTCTACCAACTGCACAATGTTCACGTGACAGTTGGCTAGCACACCTTGTTGTTGTAGTTCGTTGGCACTGAGTCTACCAACCACAGGACCAAGCCCTACCAGCAGAGCCTGACTTTCAAACTTTTCTTTAGGGATAGTTCCGGTCAAACCCCATCGAATTGGCACTCTAGCCATCACACCAGTTAGCAAGGTTTTGAGTGCATCTGCTTTGGCCATGTGTACTTCGTCTACGATAACGCATACCACACCTTCCAAGAACTCGCCAATGGTTACTTCGCCTGTGCCTGCTTTGGTGTTCTTTAACAGCACGTTTAGACTTTGCCAAGTACAGATAGTGTGCTGGCGCCCGTACTCTTTTCTATCGCCAAAATACACACCAACATCTTGTTGCATGTTGATGTAGTCTTTTTCTGTTTGTGTCACTAGACTTTTGTTGGGCACAATAACAATTGAGCGGCCATATGGTGCCACTGCATTGCTCAAGGCCGCTGTCATGATAGTCTTGCCTGCACCTGTGGCCACTTCCTGTAGGCACTGCGGATTGGCCAGGAAGTTGTTCACAATCTCCACTTGGTAGTCTCGCATGATGATGGGCTCACCCACAGCCGGGTGTCCCTTGGGCCACGTGATATGTGCAAACGAATCTTCACGCACCTGTTCAAACTCAAATGTGGTAGAGTAATCTCTTTGATCGTCTAGTTCAATGTCATAATCAAACTTCTCAAGTATAGGAATGATCTCGGGCAAGAGATTTGTATAACTGCTACCACCCAGTTGAAAGTATGCAACCTTACCATCCCAACGTCCCAGTCGCACCGCTGGCATATAACGTGCGGCAGGGTTTTCGTATTTGAAAGCTGTGACCAAGGCCTTGCGAACATCCAGATCTAGTCCTTCTAGTTTGATGTTCACTTCATCTCGGAGTTGTATGGTGCATCGTTTCATCGTATTGTCACTTGTTGTACCCATTGCCGTTCAGCAATTTGGGAGAGTATTTGTTCTTGGTTGCCATTGTAAACTAAATCTGCAACCGGTAATCTTAAGGGTCTTGCTTGTGTATTATACACGTTTGTGATGCCGCGAGCAACAAAAAAGTCACGATGCTGGTCAATATACGTTTGAATTTTGCCATAACGCGGTGTCAGATCCAAACAGTAGAATTGTATATTAAAGTCGGCGCTGTAATGATCAAATGGCCGAAATGCATCATCACCTATGTACTTATCGTTGTCGTTGGCCAGGTCCTCAGCAGTTTTTCCAATTTCACAATAGTTTAGATACACAGTACCAAACTGAATTTGTGACTCAGTATATTTCTCTTGCAAGTTCAAAGCCAACTGATGTGTTTTGGGCATGCCATACCAGGTACAAACAAATCTTGGATTGGTGCCGGCCGCTACACTTTCACATCTATGCACAGCCAGGTTCAAGTCTGCCAGTGCCTTTCTAGCCGACTCCGGTGCACGTGACCAATAATCACTACATTGTTGATCTAGCAAACCGTGATGTTGTTCAAATATGTTGTGCAAGTAATTAAGGCAGTCCTGTGTGTATTCAAACGGCCTATCTATTAGATATTCGTGTGCATTAATTGTAGCAATGCATTTTTGAATATACTCTACTGCACGAAGTTGTTCTTGCGCCAGAGTGCCAAATCCATAAAATCTATCCGGATGATCCAATGGGTAACTGCCGCGGGCTTGCATACGCTCGACCCATAACTCGGCTACAGGTGTATCACGTATTTGAAAGTTGAGTTCAAAGTTTCCGTCTAGGCCCAAACGGATAACAAGATGTTGAGGCATAATAGCAGTATATACTTATTGCTACTAGAAGTCAAAAAAACAGGTACCTTTTTTAAGGGTACCTGTTGTAAAGCCCGGGCCGGAGCCAACCAATGCCCGGGAAAACTTATCCAAAAACTAAAATTAAAAACGCTAGTAAGACTGCTAACATTGGGTGTCCTACTATGATTAATAATATGACACCCAACCAGGCCATATTAGGCGCTCTTCATGCAAGTAGTCTCTGCCAGGCGCTTCCAGTTCAGCACAGACATCTTACGCAAGTCTGCAATCTTCAGCGCCATACGCAAAGATACTTCGCGCAGTCGGTCCTTGTTAGTATGCATAAAGTCGATAATGTCGTCTTGCACAGCCTCTTCAAACTCGTAGTCCTGGAACAACACGCCGTCTTTGGCAATCTGTTTAATACGCAACAACTTGTCGCGCATGGTGTCCAGAGTCAAGTCCAGATAGTGACAACGACTTTGCAGAGCATCCAAGTGGTCACGCAATTTCTGCGACTTCATTTGGTCAAACTTAAGGTTGGTAATAAAGATTACTGAACCTTTGAACTCGAAACGATCTGGGATACCTTCACGGCGCAAAGCACTGGATTCTGACAACCAGCTAATGGTACGCTTCTTGCCCGAGTCAAGAGCACCCTTCAGCAAGTTGAGGGCCACGTCGTCCAGCAAAATGCTGTCACAGTCGTCAAACACAATCACACAATTCTCATCTGAGTATTTGTACAGGGTTTGGAACAGGCCAATAGGGGTAGCCGAGCCTTTGACAACTTCTGCTCGCAGTCGCTTGCCTGCCAGCTTGTCAAAAAGGCAAGCCTTTTCAATTTCAGTTTCAACACCAAAGCTCTTGCCAACACCAGGAGGGCCACTCACAATCATGGCGCGGATGTCACCGCTCACAGTGGCCTTGGTCATTTCGGTAAGGATTTCAAAACGCTCGCGAATACGAGTCATTGCATCCTCATCAGATTCAACAACAGGGGCGGGCTTCTCAAAGTGTACGGTGTTGGGTTGTGTCATGCCGTTAGTGTACTCGATATCAGAGATGTTGTCTACACTGATACGAATCGTTTCAGGGCAGTTTGGAAAAGTGCCGTTGTTTTTGACAGTAACATAGTTACCTTTGGCACCGGATTGGAAACCGCTTACAAGAAAGAATTCTTGATTACGGACGGGTTTGTTACGGTAGGTACCGTTTACTACGCGGATTGCACTCATGGTTGGCTCCTTTTGTGTGCGTTAAAATTAAATTATAGCAGATGTTGATTTATTGGTCAACCGCTTAGGCCGGGGCAAACAGGCGGCTCATGTCACGAAAAACCACACGATATGCACGGGCTTCCTGGTCGCTGAGATCGTCGTAACAATCCTGCATCTGTTGCAGGGTTTCCAGTAGTCCGGGCAGGGCCCAATCTTGTTTGTATTGCTGGACAATTTCAATGGCTTGTTCAAAGTTCATTAGTGGCTCCTGTTTTGTTACTCTATGCATATATTATAGCAAAATGAGCATTTCTGGTCAACCGGGGAAAATGTGGCTTTTTTGCAACAAAAACTAGTACTAAAAAGTATTACTTTTGGAAATCCACCAGACGTTGCACAAGAATGCCATGCTCTGCGTCCATTTCTTCGTTGGAAACGTAGAAGTCTGTAGTAGGATCGTAGTAACGACCTTCTCGGGGGTCATAATACAACACTCGTCCAGAGGCATATTTGAAAGGGCCTTCCAAGCCCTTGCGTGGGCCATACTTTTGGCGCATCATGTCTGTCTCAAACTTGTCTGCGATAATTCTGTATCCCATGCCAGCTCCTTTTTGCTTTGTATGCCACTATTGTAGCAAAAAGGGAATTATTGGTCAACCACTACAAAAGTACTACTTTTTACTGCCAATGTTGCCGTATAGCAGAATCCGTGATTTGATGTGGTTTAGGCCGGCCGTGAAATACCACAACAGACGTATCTGGAGAGATGACTGTGCCCGAGCCAGGACGATGATGGGTGCGGCGATTGAAATTGTAGCCACCGTCTAGACATTGCCAACGATAACTTTGAAATTTACTGTCATCAAAGAATCTGCGTTTGTTATGATCTATTGTGTGATTTAAAAAATCCTGATCTCCAGGAAAGCCTTGAATCATCTGCGACACAGGTCCTGAATTGAATTTGTCCCATACCCAACTGAATTTAGATACATCAAACCACATCACACTGGAGTTCATGGAGTTGATACGAGGATTTTGCAGATACCTAAAATCTCTAATGGTCCAGAAATAGTCTGTGGAAAGTGCAGTGATCCATTCCAGATTCTGAACCACTACCACATCAAGATCCAAATACAACAAGCGTCCTGAAAAATGTGCAGGATTAAACAACTGCATCTTGTACCACCAGGACTTTTTTGGGCCGCCAAAACCCCAATCATCCAAGATGTGTTTGATCATGTGTGGTGGTACTGACCTGTCGTGTTCTGTGTACACATGAAAACGTATGCCGCCTGGAAGTTGGCGTGTGAGCATGTTGTACAGTCGTTCCACATACTCCCAGTCATACCCAGTACCATGAATAACACAGGCACAATCAATCACAGCAGAATTGACCGGGGCAGATAAGTGGTTTCTTTTTGATTCGCGATGTGCTTGCCTAGCCGCACGATGCTGTTGCTTGAGTTCTCGATCGGTTTTCATTACGGCGCCGGAGCATGATTCCAATATTGTGGATAGTTTTTCAATACTGATTGTACTTGTTCAGGGTATGCAGTATTGATAGTTTGGGTGGTACACTTGTGATTGATTGCTGATATTGTGTCCAGGCGTTTGAATGCTTCAAGTATTTGGTCTGGGTCTCTGTGCTGACTTTCAATGCAACTTCGTGCTTTGTTTTTTACCAATTCATCTGTGCCGATCCAGGTCCAGTGCCAGCCAACTGGTTCTTTGAGTCCCACACAATGACTGCGGTCTTTGCGTTTGACGTTTTGCCCTTTGTACAATTCGTGCGGCGTAGCGAACATGCGCTTTCTAGCAACCACACTGCCTTTCCAGCCACGATCGGCTCGCTGATCAAAACGGTACATGTACATTTCAAATCCACAGGTGACTGGACGATCGTTAGCGTTCATCAAATCAACAATGGCTGGCCACTTGGTGGGATCAACAATTTCATCTAGGTCGCCGTGAATGACAATATCATCTGCACTGTATTGATCAATAGCAGGTTGCAGGCCTTGTCGCATCATGGTTTCACAAATCAAGTTGGTTTGGTCAGCAGTCAACTCCAGCGTGACCACTTGTATTCTGTCAGGATACTGTGCCTGATACCGCGCCAGGTTGTTGGTTAGATTATACGGCTTGGGTATGCCACTAAACGTTCTACTGGCTTCCAGCACTATCCAGCGGTCAACAAAGTGACTGGTGATTGCTAGATGTATATCCAGCATGTCAAATTCGTCATTGAATAAAAATGTATCTATAATCATTAGAATTGAAATATTATTTGGTATTCATCGTGGATGGGATGATGATTCTTGGTTTCAAGATATTCCACAATAGCACGGCCTTTGCCTGTGCGAGCTTGGGTAGCGGCCCAACGGCTGTTGTCATCTATGGCCACAATGCATCCGGGCTTTAGATAAGGTTCGATTGAGAGAAATTCTTTGAGATGGTGATCAGCACTGTCCTTGTCATCGTGCCATTTTACGTCCCAGGAATCTAAGTAGTATAGATCCACTTGGTCTCGATCCTGCATGGCATCTAGCCATGCAACACTGTCACTGCATGTGACTGTGAACCGATCACTCACAATGTGTGAACGTGCAATATCAACTGCCACAGGATCAATGTCCACACTGCGCATTTGGCCACCGTGCCACTCCACAAACTCTGTGAACAATGCCGCGCTTTGCCCATCTTTCCAGTTGCCCGGATTTCTTAGAGTACCAGTTTCCACAATTAAGAAGTTTTCTTCACGTTGGCTCAACAGCAGATCAAACATGAGATCAAACCCTGCAGCTCGTTTGTAAATGCCTTCAACCAAAGATCGCTTGGCCCCGCTGACGTTGGGATTTAGTAAATCATAATATGTGGTGCGATAGTGTTGTTGCCAAGATGTATTCATGTGGTATTTAAATCATCTTGTTATTGTGCGTTTGGTTTTGTTACCAACCAACAACGCCCTGATCTACGTACCTTTATGCCCAGTGCTCCAAAGAAGTCCCAGACTGCCTGTTGTACTCCTGGATAACCTTTGGTGTAATCATCACCGCCAAACATGGCGCCAGGCCGCATCTTTGGCCACCAGGCCTTGAGATCATTGGTCACTGCTTCGTAACTGTGCCCAGCATCCACATAACAAAAATCCACAGATTTATCTTCAAATTGGACTGCGGCGTCCCAGCTCATCATGTTCAACATGCGGATATGGTCAATAACAGGATTGACATTTTTACGAAAAATGTTCTGAAGATCTTGCACTATGGCCTGATCATATGCTATAGTAGTTTCACCCTTCCAACTATCTACACAATAAAATTCACCTAGTTTTTTTCGATTCAGCAACTCAACCACACAATATGCCGCACTGCGACCAGTCCAAGATCCCAGTTCAACCCAAGTGCCTGATTTGGGAAACTGATCCAATGCCATGTCCAGCATCACCGTATTTTTGTGGCTCATAAAGCCTGAGATGTCTTGGTAAAAGTGCTCCATATTATATTTACCATTATATTAGCCTATAAATATCAACATGAAAATCGTACTTGTTACAGGCGGCTTTGATCCGCTACATTCCGGACATATCTCTTATCTGAATCACGCAGACCACTTAGGTGATCACGTGGTGGTAGGACTAAACTCAGATGCGTGGCTCACACGCAAAAAAGGCCGCCCGTTTATGCCTTGGCGTGAACGCATGGTTGTGTTGGACAACCTACACATGGTTGGGGAAGTGATTGAATTCAATGACGATGACGGATCCAGCATTGATGCTATTCGCAAGGTCAAGGAAAAATATCCCAACGATGAAATCATCTTTGCCAACGGCGGAGATAGAACATCTGAAAACATTCCAGAACAGGTGTTTGACGATGTGGAGTTTGTGTTTGGAGTTGGAGGAGACAACAAAGCCAATTCTAGTTCGTGGATCTTGGAAGAGTGGAAAACACCAAAGACCACTAGAGCATGGGGATACTATCGTGTGCTACACGAAGTAGGTGCAAATACCAAACTCAAAGAACTCACAGTTGCGCCCAAGACTTGTTTGAGTATGCAACGTCACGAACAACGTGCTGAGTTTTGGTTTGTGGCCGAAGGCGAAGCCGCAGTTTACACACTGGATAATAGCACAGACGAAGAGTCACTGGGCACTTTTGTCAAACATGAACATATTTTTATTCCAAAAAATAGCTGGCACATGTTGTGCAATGAAACTGATAAACCTTTAAAACTGATTGAGATTCAGTATGGCGAGAGTTGTGTGGAAGAGGATATCCAGCGCAGATGAAAGATATCATACCAATCTTTGTCGGCTATGACCCACGAGAGGCCATAGCATATCATACCTGTGTCAACAGCATTATTAGAAATGCAAGCCGTCCTGTGAGCATTGTGCCTGTGGCACTTAACTTGTTCAAAGACTACGACGAAACACACACGGATGGTAGTAACCACTTTATCTACACACGTTTCCTAGTTCCGTATTTGATGAGTTGGACTGGGTCAGCAATTTTTATAGATGGTGATATGATTGTGCGTGGCGACATTGCAGAACTTTGGGCCATGAGAGACATGTCCAAAGATGTACAAGTGGTCAAGCATGACTACAAGACAAAGATGCCGGTAAAATATCTAGGAGCAAAAAATGAAGACTATCCTCGAAAAAATTGGAGTAGTGTTATTCTGTGGAATTGTAGTAGCTTTCCTAACCGGAGACTTACTCCCGAGTTCATCCAAAAATCCACAGGCAGTGAGCTCCACCGCTTCACGTGGCTAGACGATGAGCGTGTTGGTGAACTACCGAAGGAATGGAATTGGTTGCCCGATGAATACGGGCCAAACCCCGCGGCCAAGCTCTTGCATTATACCTTGGGCACTCCATGCTTTCACGAATTTGCTGACACTCCCCAGGGCAGTGAGTGGCACCGAGAACGAATACTTACAGAGTACTGCCAACAAAGAGATATCATATGACCAAATTTATTTTCCTCAGCAAAGGCAATCAGGATGAGTACATCAACATGCTGGCCCGGAGTGCTGGACAAGAACCCACTGACACTGATTTCTTTGACTACAAATACGATGTGCTGATGGATGAAATGACTCCGGTCATGCGTGGCATTCTCAAGTACAAAATCATGCAGAAGTGCTTGGCTGATAACAAAGATTTTTACTATGTGGATTCTGGCTATGTTGGCAACAACATCAGCAAGTTAAATCGCATGGGCAATAAACTGTATCACCGTATTGTTCGCAACGATTTACAACACAAAACAATTGTGCCAAGACCTGCTGACAGATGGCAAGCATTAGGCATTCAGTTGCAACCAAGAAAGTTTGGTAGAAAAATTATTGTGGCAGCGCCCGATGAAAAACCCTGCAGGTACTACGGCATTGACCAACAACAATGGGTTGAACAAACTGTTGCAGAAATAAAAAAATACACAGATCGTCCTGTAGAAGTTAGACAACGAGCACCCAAACGAATTGATCGTGTGGCCACTGCACCGTTACATCAAGTGTTGGCCAGTGATGTGCATGCCTTGGTAACATTCAACAGTGTTGCAGGGGTCGAATCAATCTTTGCCGGCGTACCAGCATTTGTACTAGCACCCAGTCATGTGGCAGAACCAGTGGCCAGCAAGGACCTGAGTCAAATTGAAAGTCCAGTATGGGCCAACCGAGACACGCTGGACGCATGGTGCCACAGCATGGCGTATGGACAATATCACGTGAGAGAATTGCGTGACGGCACCGCTTTTAGAATGATGCAAGAACAATGAAAGTAGTAAGTTATTTGGCCACGTTGCCCAAAAAAGAACAGTACACATCTGCTGAGAGTTTGAAGGCAGCCACAGACAAAGCAAACACATTGAGATTTTTCATACAAGGTGTGCAGGCCTGTGGTGACGAAGGAGTCATTGTCGACGACTTTAACTATCAACCCAGTGATGTAGCAGTGATACTGGGTTGGGTACATGAGCATGGTAAAAGTTCTCCGCATCTACAACTAAGACAACAAATACTAGATGGTCAAAGAACCTACAATGGTCGCACCGTAATTGCTGACAGCAATTTGTTTTTGTACAAAAACACTGCCAACCCCGGCTATTGGTTGCGTTACAGTTTTGATGGCATAT